ATGGCGCGATGTCATAACTCAATTTGAAAGTAGCGGTTTCAAATCTGCAGCTGATGTCCAAAAAGCATTACAGCAGCAGGAAATTGCTAGGCAGGAACAGGGCATTCGTGATCGTTGGCAACAGAAGGTCAACACCGAATACTTTGACCCTGAAGCTGCAAGTGCCTACGCGGAAGCAGAAATCAATAAGTTCAGATACGACCAAGTCGTTTCGCAGATGAACAACTATATGATTTCTCAGCAACGCGTAGAGGCATATGAACAATTTCCATATGCACGTCGGGCCGAAGATGTTGTTGAACAATTAATCAGTTCAGGTATTAGTCCTTCTGAAGCAGCTAAAGCTGTTCATAATCAAGTTCAGGGTTTAGTTGAATCATTAGTACCAGAATTGCTTGATATGGTTACAGAACGTCGTTCCGTTCCGACACCAATTGACACAAGCGCATCAGCGCAACCTGTAGTACAGCCCCAGCAACCACAGCGAAATGCGTTATCAGGAATAACGCGATTGCTTGGTATTGGGCGTTAGGAGTAACCAATGGCTATCGATTTTAACGGTGCACTTACACTCGCAGATCAAGCTGTCCTTTCAAATGATCCTCTTGTAAAAGAAATCACCATGTCCCTGCACCAGACATGGAACGCAATCAAGGACATCCCTTTCTATACATCGCCTTCCTTACGGCAGATCGGTGTACGCTATACGAACGAAGCTGGCACGATCCCGACGCCAACTTGGTCATCCATTAACGGTGAGCCAAACGCAATTAAGGGTAAGCCAAAGTCGTACGAAGAGCAGATGTATCTTATTCGCAATAAGATTACTGTTGACTCTCGTTTGCTTGACCAGCCAAATAACATCATTGATCCAGTTGAAGCACAGATCAAGATTTTTATGGAGGGTTTTGCATATGATTTTAATGACAAGTTCATTAACAACGACCCAACATCTGTTACAGCTGGAAACAGCCCAGACTGTTTCCCTGGACTTAAATATCGTTTAGAGCATCGCGCTGACTACGATATTCCAACGGACTGTCTTGTTGCACCAGCATCGACTGTTGCATCTCTTGACACAACAAGTTCCTACAACGCTCTTGAAGCTAACGGAACTGTATCTGCACTTCAGGAATTATTTGACAACTTAAACTCCCCTGATGGATCTGGCGTTGTCCTATACATGAATGAAGATACCAAGCGTCGGTTTGAATTTGTACTCCGACAACTTGGAGCTGGTACTGGTTTTAACACCGATAATGATGCATTTGACCGCTCGGTTGATACATATAAAGGTGCTAAGATCCGCACTGTAGGACGTAAGTTAGACGGAACAACTCCTGTCATTACTGCTCCTTCAAACTTTGCTGACATATATGCTGTACGCTATGGCACTGGTTATGTACAGGGTTGGCAGTCTGGTCCATTTAAGCCTGAATACTTAGGTAAGTCCAAGGAAAACGGAATTATGCACAATGTTCTGTTTGACTGGGGTATGGGTCTCTGGATGCCAAACACTCGCTCAATCGGACGCCTGCGGTTGGCAACTAACTAAGGAGGATTGATATGAGAGACGCAAAACTTACATTTGCTTACGCAACCGCAACTGCAGGTGCTACGCAGTATCTGATTTCTACGGCATCTGCAAATGGTGTTGTTACCCTTGCAATGAACGGTACCACTACTGGACCTAACGTTGCTGGTAGCTCCGTAGAACTTAATTACGGCGGGTTGGTCATGAACGGTGTTAGTGGTGCGGTAATGGATTCCAATAACGATGGATCCGTGACTGCAGCTGATTATGTGCGTGGCCAAATTCTTAATCCTTTATATGTCAATGTGGCGTTTAACCATACTGGTTTAACTGCTGCTGACACGGTTCTTGTTGAATTACACGGATCTGACACAACAGGATTTACTCCATCCGCAAGTACATTGTTAGCACAGAATACCTATACTGCTGCTGCAGCTACAGGTGATGACATGATTGTTCTTCCACTTCAGTCATATGCAAAGTTCTTACGACTCCGCGTTGTAAGTGCGACTGCACGAAGTGGAGCAACTATTAACATCACTCGCATGCACATCCAGAATGGACGTGAGGGAGTACTCTAGATATGAATCTAGGCCAAATTAAACGCAATGTTAGGATGCTAGGTAGGAACTACTTTGGCACTGACGCAGACCGTGATCCATTTGGCCTAGACTATCTAATTCTAGAACAGGCCAACCAGATAGCCCGACAAACGGACTGTCTGGTTGGCCGCAGGTATTTAGATTTAACTGTAGATGTTAATGACTACTGCGCACCAGATATCTACAGGATTAAAGTCATTAAAGTTTTAGACACATTAAACGAGTATCAATCAACTAGATTATTTGACTTTAGTAATCAATATATTGATTCATGGCGAAATCTACCAAGTAGTGATCGTCCTGAGATAGTTGTATTGAGAGGGATGAATAATATAAGCGTTTACCCAGCTGTAAACGCTACTCTTACAAATGGCCTTCTGATTGAAGGTTATGCACAACCCGGTGATAACTGGGCATATGATTCAGCTGGAACTCCATTACCTAATACTGATGCAACTGAATGTCCTTTACCGGAAGTTGCACATGATTGTTTAGTTTATGCTGTATTGCAAGCTCGTGGTATGCAAATGGGCGATGCTAATGCAATGCAAATATTTAAGCCAGAGTACCTACAACGCCTTGCAATGGTTGACAATTACGCAAGCATTTACGCTAGAAGGACACGGTAATGGCAAAAGGTTTTGTTGATCTTAAAAATGAAACTCTCAGGTTATTAAACGAACCTTTTGATTCTGTGATTGCAGAACTACCAGATGGCGTTGGCGGTGTCACAACATCTAGCAATGATGTGATTTTACAGTATCTAAACGATGCAGCTTTTGAACTTTGCAGAACGTGTGTTTACTTGCCAACTACTTTGACTGTGGCATCACACACTGGGCGCACATATGACTTTAGTGCTTCTGTATTAGCATTTCCAATAACAGTACATATTAATAGTGCAACCGCACCTATTATTCACTGTGGTGAAAATGAATTGCGATCTTATGATTTAAGTTACACGACCACAGCTGGTGAGCCAACTTATTGGTATGAAGCTGGTTATAGCAATTTAGGCTTCTATCCCGTTCCGTCTACATCAATTGCTTTTACTGCACGTGGAGCTGGACTACCGACTGCTATAACTGCGGGAGCAGGAACATTTTCATTTATTAGTGACGATTTATTGATGCAAGCGTTGCCATGTTATGCAGCTCGTAAAATAGCATTAAAGAACTACGATGACCCCTCTATTGTTGGCAGGGCATTCTGGGGGGATTGGTACGATCAAGTGCGCATTCAATTATGGACTAGACTTGATCCATCATATAAAGGGCCTAACGGTATTTTTTCTGTTCCGCCAGTTGCACAAGCAGGAGGAAAGTAATGAATATTGCATGGGGCAGATTAATCCTTTTGGCACTTGGTGCGTTTGTTGCATCAGCTGCTCCTGAGTTTGATTCGGCATGGAAGGCAATGCACGTTCCAGAGAATGCGTCATTTGGCATGGTGACACGCAGTTTATTATTGTGTAGCATAGAAGGCATCAGGGCTGGTATACCGGCTATGACAACTGCGTTGATTGCCTTCTTCATGCGACAAGATAGCAACCTACCAGTGTTTTCAGTTAAACTACCGGAGGTGAGACGTGTCAGCGAAACGACGAGGGACATCGATGGATAAACTGCATATTGATTTAAATCAGTTACTGGCTGGATTAATTGGTGCTGTAATTGGTACCGATTGGCCAAAAATTAAATCAGTTATGCAGGGAATAGTTACTGTTCTGTCTGGTGCTGCGTCAGCTATTTATCTAACGCCACTAGTTGCGGAAAAACTTGGATGGGACAAGCCACATGAGATGATTGGTTTGTCTTTTTTGTTAGGTACGTTAGGTTTACGTACTGTTCAAGCATTTAATGTAATAATTGAAAAAGCATTGAAGAAGGTAAGTGAATGACTTACTCAGAGTCGGCGCAACTAGTTAGAGTTGATGAGTTACCAGATGGACGTATTATTCTCTGGTGGAATGAATCAGAGTCTTTAAATTTTGCAAACGATCAAGCTTTTCAAGATTATTGCAATTCGTTAGTACCTAACATTAAAGTACTACTGCAAACCTTATTAGTAATGGATTATTCCGAACAAAGGATTGCTGGTAAGACTGCATCTTTATCTATTAGTGATCCAGATAACGTGTGGGTAACCGCATCATGATACTTAGCCCTATAGGTAGATTTGGAACGGGATTCCAAGCAGCTTTTGGCTATGGGGCATTTAATTTTTCTGCTGCAGGTGAATACGTCATTCAAGTGTTTACCGCTGAAGACACGATGACGATTACGCAGTTTGGAATGTGTGTTAGTAGTTCATCTGGTAGTCCACCTGTACGCATTGCTATGTGGCAATATGTAAAAGGTAGTGACATAGTTTCTCCCTTAACAAAGGTTTATACAGATGCAAATCCTATAAGTACTACGTCAGGTATTACAACACCGACATTCACATGGTGGAATCTAACAACCCCACAGACTATAACGCGAGGCACAACGTATGCTATTGGACTAGAAACATATGGTACGTGGAGTGGTGGCTTATCTGTTGTAGAAAGACAAGATCAGGGTAAACGTGATTACAGCACGTTAACGGGTCAACCATATAGCAGGACAAGTGCATCTGGTAGTAAAGGATATTCATACAGATGGGGTATTGCATCAGCAACTAAAACATTTGGATATCCTGTTGGTAACATATCGGTAGATAATGTAGGGAGTTTTAGCGTTAATGGATTTGCGGGTGTGTCGTTTATCGTCCCGACAACTATGGGTGCTACTTGTAAGTTGAATGGTGTTATTGGGCCGTTTGCATCAAATCCAAATTTCTGTACATCTTCATTACGTCTTTACAATGCAACATCATATCCACCTACACTTATTACCAATCAAGTAATTTCTGACGGTGGAGCGCCAAGTTGGCTCAATGCATATAATGACGATACAGGTGGTCAGATTTATTTTCCATTTACAACACCTCAAACATTAACTACAGGAGTCAAGTATTTAGTAGGAATACAAAATAGCGGAGATGCGTTTAACTGTCCTAAATTGTTATTTAATAGGGCGCAAGATTCAGATTCATTAAGTGACATACAGATGTATGGCGTTGATGGAAATTTAACAACTAATACATGGACTGAATCGAGTACGTCGCGATGGGTAATGAATTTAGACGTAAGTGACTTTACTCAAGGAGTTGGTGCATCTGGCGGTGGGCCTGTAATAGGTGGGAGGTTGATCAATTGATTCCATATATCGGTGACTTTGCAGTCAACTCCACACTAAGATATTTCTATGCGTCTAATGCAGCAGGTGGTGCATCGGCAGCGCGTACTACGGCTGGCACTTATCGCGTATACAAAAACATATCGACTACCGAGCGCACATCTTCAGCTGGCATAACTGACTTCAGTGGATTTGACGCTGTCACAGGACTGAACGCAGTAACGATTGACCTTAGTAACAACACGGACGCTGGGTTCTACGCTGCAGCTAACGACTATGTAGTTGTCCTCGTTGGTGCTGTTGTTGACGGACAGACTGTAAACGTTCCGCTGTTCCAATTTAGTATTGCCAATAGAGCACCAACTGTGACAGTTTCATCGATGGCTGCTGGAGTAATTACAAATACGTCAATTGCTAACAACGCAATTGTTTTGCGGTTAGCTAATGATGCTCTTCCATCTAATGCTAGATTTACGACATACGATACGTTTAGTGGGTATCCAATACTTTCACAGTCGGCACAACACCAAATATCTATTACTGGAGCACATCACGCAGCTGCGGATGTGCATGAGTTTCAACCAGACGTTATTACAAACACTGCAACAGATGCTACTTTTGTAACCGAAATGGTGAGTGCAATATGGAACGAGCTGACTACAGGATATAACTTAGTAAACTCATTTGGTAAACTTCTTAAAGATTTACGATTATCTACATACGTAACTAGTGGTGTCGTCACTTCCACTGTAAGTCCGACCACGGAAATGTTTTCAACTAATCTGATTGCACTTGATGGCACTTATGATCATCAGACCTTATTGTTTGTGACTGGTGATTTAAGTGGTGAATCAAAACCAGTACTATCGTTCCTGCAGTCATCTGGGCAAGTTTTCAGCGAGGAAGCTTTTACAGGAATTCCACAAGCTGGCGATGAGTTTTATATACTCCCAACGCACGTTCACGCTATTGAGTCTATAGCGGACGGAATACTTAGCCGATTGCTAGATAGTTCAGGTAGTAGTAACGACATCTTTAATGAACGTACCGTCCGTTCTGCATTACGAGCCATGCGTAATAAAGTGGTTGTCAATAATGGAACTATTGCTGTGTATAAAGAAGATGACGCAGTAGCAGCATGGGAAGGCACGTTAAGTAATACCGCTGATGTAACAGTAAATCCGGATGGTGGATCATGACGCAATTAGAATGTACTTTTGCAGGACAGGACGCGAATGGTGTCTGGGTAATGTTTTTTTCAGATGGGGATGGTATTGAGTTTTCTGATGAAGATGCATTTAATCAATACTGCAATCAAGACTACATTGACGTACTGGCTACTGAATCATTGCGTCGTGTTACTGCATGTAGAAAAGTTGGCAACTTACCAAGTTCGGTTACATTCGATTTAAATGAACCTAACGGAAATTTACTAAAGGTAAATTAATGGCTGACTTTAAATTTGCATACCCAGAAATACCAATGCCTTACAACGGCGCACCAGCATTTCAAACGCACCCACTTGATGCTGAAACTGACAGATCCGCCATGGTATTTCGTGCATGGGAACCAATGACAGTAACGACTGTGTCATTTAGGCAGGGTACGGTTACTGGGTCACCAGATGTATTACGAGTAGGGCTGCAAGAAGTTGATGTAGCAAACGGACTGCCAAACGGAACATGGCTTGGAGGCGTTAGTAATTACGGAACAGTGTCTGGAACATCTCTTGCCACTGGATGGAATACAGGTAATAACAACTCCTTCCTAACGCGCACATTACCAACGTCTGTAACTTTAACTCGCGGGCAGACAGTTGCTCTTGTTTTAGATCCAGTTGCGGACGGAAGTGGAAATGGTTGGGATGCGTCTGACTTAGTAAACATTTCACGTTCAATGACAACATCTCACGGATTCCGTGGCCCTTATGTTGTCGATAATGCAGCCAAGGGTACTGTCCAGAATCCCGTTTTTAAAATAAGCACTAGTACAAAGTCTTATGGATTACCTATCGAGACTGTAACATCTCGAAGCGTTGGCACTGGAACAAGTCCGGCTATTAACGAGTGGGGTAATCGCTTTAGAATACCTACTACTGTGTGCGCAACATACAAGATTGAAGGAGTTAGAATTGGTGGTGTCCCTTCATCTGCTGACTGGCGTTTACGGTTATATGACACTGATGGAACAACAGTGTTGCAAGAAGTAACTGTAGACAAAGATGAATTAAACCTTGGCACTGCTTACGTTGCTAACATTTACTGGGAAAATGCTACGTTGGCAACATTGAATGCAGGTAGTTATTACCGCATTGCATTTGCGCCAGCAACTGCAACTGCTACTGGTGCTATTTATGCATTTGATTTAGATGCAGCTCTTGACCGTGGATGTTTTGTTGGTGATCCAGCTGACATATCTGCAACAGAACGCAGAGATCCGGGAGCATGGACGGAGACAGATACACGTATCTGGGCAATGCAAGCACTAGTATGTGATATCACTGCGCCGGTTGGTGGTGGCGGTTTAGCAGCTAATCCTTTAGCGGGGTATGTACGATGAGTAAATATATTGGAGATTTCAGCAAGAACGACACTATCACCTTTATGTTTACGACATACAGGCCGTCAACAGGTGCGCCTTTTCTTTTAGCAGGTACACCCGTTGTATCTGTGTACAAGGACAATAACTTAACTCAAGACACGGCTGGAGTTACACTCACCACTAACTATGATGGCATTACTGGTTTGAATTTTGTCTCTATCAGTACATCTACAGCTTTTTATGTTGATGGTTCAGCGTATGAGTGCGTTATTACTACTGGTACGGTTGACTCGGTAAGTGTTGTTGGGTCATGTGTTGGGCGTTTTACAATGCGTGATCAGGCCTGTTTGTATCCAACTACAGCTGGTCGCACACTGGATGTTAGTACTGGTGGCGAGGCAGGATTAGACTGGGCTAACGTAGGATCACCAACTACAACTGTAGGCCTTTCAGGAACAACAATATCAACAAGTCAGGGTGTTGCATCCGTCTCCGGTAACGTAACTGGATCTGTTGGTTCTGTTGCTACAGGTGGTATTACTGCAGCATCTATTGCTACAGGTGCAATTGACGCTGATTCTTTAGCGACAGATGCAGTTGAAGAGATAGCAGACGGCATCCTTAAGCGAAACTTAGACAGTTCAGGCAATGAGGCTTCCACTACATCTAGTGGTAGAACTGTGCGAAATGCGTTACGTATCTTGCGCAATAAAGTTGATGCAAGTTCCGGATCGCAGGTTGATGTGTACAATGAAGCGGACACATCTGTTATATGGTCCCAAGCGATCACTACAAGTGTAAGCGCTGATCCAATCGTAAAGGTAGGTACGTAGTTATGGCTAATACAGCTTTTCCAAATCATCAAGAGGCTAAGATTTTAAACTCTACATTACGTGGTGCCACAACTGGTACCGCATTTGTTGTAACTGGTGGAGCAACTTTATATCTTGCGTTATTGACTAACTCGACTAATGACAGCACTTTTGCCGAAGTTGCGTCTGGTGCAGGTTACACGTCGCGCCCAGCATTTACTGCTACATCATCTCAATGTTTCCAGAAAACTAGTAGTACAGGTGAGGCAGATGCAGCTACTCCGTCGCTTTCAAATATTAACCCAATTACATTTACTGCGTCTGGCACTATCAGTGGAATTGTAGGTATTGCTATTTGTACGTCTGCAACATTGAGTGGGACTATCACTAGTGACACATCAGTTCTGTATTACGGTGATCTAACTGGTGGTTCTGTAACATTAACTGCGGGTCAGTCGATTACGTTTGCGGCAAATGCAATTACAGTAACGCTCGACTAATACGATGGCAACACCACTCGGCGCTGGCTATATAACAGTAGCCTTTATTGCTGCAAGACTTGCTGCACCTGCACTTGGAGTTACAAATGCATCAGCAAGTCTTAATGGTGTTGCCAGACTTGATGCTGCTGCATCTATAGCAAATGTTCGTAGTGCATCATTAAACGGTATTGCAAGACTTGATGCTCAGCCAGCTGTTCAACGTAGTTCAAGTATTACGGGTACAGCAAACTTAGCAGCAACTTCATCAATAGTCAATATTCGTAGCGCGGACCTAAACGGCACAGCCAATCTTTTAGCTACGTCATCTATTATCAATATCCGCAGTGCATCTTTAAACGGAATTGCAAGGCTTGATGCTACTGCATCTATAGTTAATATTCGTAGCTCTAATTTAACAGGTACGGCTAACCTCGCAGCCACTTCATCTGTAGTAAACATACGTAGCGCAGATATAAGTGCTGTAGCTAATCTTTCAGCTACACCATCTGGCGTTGATAATCCACGTAGCAGTAGCATTACTGGACGTGCTGATCTAGCAGTTACGCCATCTATAGTAAACATACGCAACAGTAGTATTACTGGAACGGCTAATTTATCTGGCACGTTATCTGCTATTGATAATCCACGCAGTAGTAGTATTACGGGTACGGCTAATGTAACGGCTACTATTTCTGGTACAGCTGCCAGTGCAATAACAGCATATGCTAGATTAGATGCGTCATACCTTATTAATAATCCACGCAGTAGTGATATTGCTGGACGTGCTAATCTATCAGCCTCTTCAACTGTAGAAAGTATACGCAGCAGTAGTATTACTGGACGTGCTGATCTAACAGCCACGGCATCTATAGTAAATATACGCAGTAGTAATATCACTGGTAAAGCTAATTTATCAGCAACGATTTCTGCTATTGATAATCCTCGCACCAGTAACATTACTGGTAGAGCAAATCTCGATGCAACGGGCACTACAGCAACTATAATTTCTGTTGCTTCAAACATTAATGCTGTAGCAACATTAAATGCCACAACATCGAGTCAGATTCAGTCTGGTATTGTTGGCACTGCAAATTTATCCGCACAGCCATCAACGCAAGTTGCCTCATCTATAGTTGGAATCGGTACGTTAACTGCGCAACGCGCAACGCAACTTACGGCAACTATAACTGGAATTGGTCAACTAACTGCAACGCCTAACGTCAGTGACCCCATATATGTAACTTGTAATATAAACGGCACGGCCAACGTATCTGCCTTAATCCGATATCAAATAAGTTCTGCAATACGTGGAATAGCAACACTAACTCTTTATCCAATATCGCCTAATACACCAGCATTACCATTGGCATCTAGTATACGTGGAATTGCTAATATACGTGCTGATGGTTATGTACCAAATATATGTGAGTGTCCTGAGTATTTAAATCTATTCCCATTGGTGTGTGGGTACGAAGTAGCTAATTTATGCACAGAAGTAGCTGGAGTAGTTCAGTACAATCTTCCATTTACACTACCTGTGTTTAGGGTGCACTTACTCGCCACGACTATTTCTGTTGGTGGTGGCGCAACAGAGTATGATGTAGCAGATATAACTAATGGTCAATTTGACAAAACAGAAACACTTGTAGATACAAGTTCAAGAGAAGGTAGTCTTGTAAAGACGTACAAGCGAATGGGGTGCATGTAAATGAAAGCAATGAACAATCAACAGTCATTTGTACTGGGTGATGTTACTTGGATCGGTATGGATACGCGCATGCAACCAAACAAACTTAAAGATGGATATGCGCAAAATATCGAAAACATGATGATTGATGGAAACTCTCCTGTTCTAAGGAATGGTTTTCGTGGAATCATGAACACATTTATTGCTAATCCTGTTTACGAATTGACAGCTTTAAAGAGTTCTGCCACAGTAAGTAAACTTGTCTATGCAAAAAATGGAAAGCTGTATGCAACTGATCCATCTGGAGCACCCGCAACAGAAACAGAATTAACTGATCAAACTACTGGAGCGTCTTTCAGTTTCCCCTCGGCGGGAAAACTTGTGCGCATGACTCAATATGGACGATACATTTATGGTGTTGGTGGGGCGGGTTCATCGTTCTCACTCTTTAGGACAAATGGAACTATTGCTGCATCACTGCCTGCTGTCAATGGGCCAACATCCACTAAACCGAATGCTGTTGGTATTGTAAAAGCAGTTAAGACATATACATCAGGAACATATGGAGACAGCGCGGCTCAAGCAACGTTTTCAAGCGCAAGCCCTAGTGATAACCGTGTTCTAAATCCAATTTTCGCCACAGCCACTGGTACAACGTGTGCTAACTGGAACACCATTAGTGGATCGCCATCAATTGGTACTGGTGGTAGTCAGTTAGTAAGTATTCACGCACTTCCTTGGGCTGGAAGTAAAGGAACTGTAACTCAAGGTGCAAATGGCAGAACTACTGGAAACATTGCCCGTATTGATAAACCAACAGACTACATAATCCAAGAGATCTCAGGTCTGCCAACCTATTCACAAAATGGTGGCACCGCAAAGGTAAATGGCCTATTTAAACTATCGTTTGCTTTGATGAACTACGATGACGCTAAACCATTTAATGGGCAATATTTGAATGTTGCTGTAACAGGATATAGCACGTCTGCTGCAATCAATGGTGCATTTTTTACTGCTGTTGCAGATGCAGCCCCAAAGCAGACAACCGCTGACTGGGTTCAATTTGAATACGTCATCGACTTTAGGGAGTTTGAAGGCACGTTAGATAAATTACGAATACAAATCAGCAATAGTGGTTGGTCACGTGATAACGACCCCGGTGTGCTTGTTGATGGCGTTTATCTCTACAGTGTATTGTCAAGCGCAAACGATAACGGAACTACTACGGATTTAGGATTAGCTGGATTTAAAGCTGCGCAAATTAATACAAATGTAACTGGACTGTATGGCGGCTATGTACAGAATAGGTTGATAAAACTAGCAATTACTGGAACTCCTGATCTTTCAAATGACAGAGGTATTGGTATACGTGCTGAGTTGCATCCTAATATTCGCGTAAACGAGATACCGATTAGTCTAGGTATACAGGAGGCTGGATCGATTATATGGACTGGTCAAGCAACTTATAACACACAGACACGCTTCCTTGAGTTTCAGTTATTCCCCATTCCCGGTGCAAATAGAGATGCTGTAACAGCTATCTATTTACGTTTTGATGAAGACATTCCAGATGTTTCTGTTGATGCAGTTTTAATTGGACTTGGTGATGTCGTGCGTCAAGGTGGAATGACGCCAGACAACAGATACAAGTACATATATACTCGGTGGAAATCTGCTCCAGCTGCATGGAGAGCTACATCTGCGTACAACATTGTTGCTCCACCCGGAGAAGGCATTGAGACTGTGCCTTCAGAATATAGTCCTGAGATTGAATCATCCGTTGCGTATAGCCGTGGAAGGATAACATTTACTGACTCAGGCTTGAGGACATCTACAACAAACTACGATTACGACTACATATTGGTCTATCGTAGATGCGACACTTTGTTTACTGATGGTATGCCAAGGCTTATTGCGATGATTCCGACAAACCTTGGTACAGGCACATCATATACAGGTCAGAACGCAAAGGTTTTTGACTACACTACTGGAACACTTGTAAACAGTGATGCAGTTACATTTGATGTGACGTGGTCAACAAACACAGCCTCGTACACAATTTACGATGACGTGCGTGACACGGACATATTGTTCCCAACAAACGTTGGTCGCCCCGGTATGTTTCACCATACTGGCCGTAATCAGTTGCCTACTGGATTGAGCACTATTGCTAATCATAAACAAAGATTGTTTACATCAAAAGACAACGGGCTGTATGCAACGTGGCCACTAAATAAAGATAACGAATACGGCGTTTACACTACAAATATTCCTGATGTCCAAGATCCATTTATGGCTATTAAGGGCGCATTCATGACCATTGGGTCACAGGATGACAATGAGAAGATAGTTAATTTACTTTCATATATTGCTGATGGAGTAGTCGCAGCCGGTGGTGACACGTCAGCTATCCTGATTGCGTATAGAGAAAACAGTATTGTCCCTATTGTTGGCTTTGATCCCACATCGTTTGTTGCGCAACAGTTCGTACGTGAACCCGGAGCTGGTTTACTAGCAAGTAAAGGTATTGCTAGTCTTGTTGGGCAAGCATTATTCGTATCCAGTTTTGGAATTAGTACAATGCAGGGGACAAAGATAGAGCCTATCAGTGTTCCTCTTGAGGGTGTTTTGAATCCTCGATCAATGGATTATGGACCTACTGGATCAGCAAATTATATTGGTGCTACTGCATATAGCGACATTGTTATGCTCTCACATGAACGCCGTCTTTATGCGTTTGCTCCAATTGCTGGCGCAACTACAGCTAATAGTAATAGTGTTGTTTATGTGTATGACACTCGGACTACAGGATGGGTTAAGTGGAAGCTGCCTGTTTTTAGTAGTGTCCAAACATATGTAACAAGTGCTGTTTCGTGTACGTCTACAAATGATGTTGCAGATATGTATGTTGGTGCATCTAATGGACAAATCTATAGGCTTGAAGGTTTTTCAGATAGGCCTACATATGGTGGCACAACGCAAGGTATTGACTGGAAGATTACTACTAGGCGTTATGGACAGACGTACGCTGAAGGCGTTGCCTATTATGGAACTAACAGACCCCATCAGGTCAATGTCCACTACTACACACCAAACGCAGTTCAATTTACTTGGAAGTTAACCAACAATAAAAACGTTTCTGCAACGGGCGTTTACAATACATCCTCTAATCAAGATAAGGCCGTCGGATTCAGGCAGATACCAAATGATTTACGTGGTACATGGCTTGAGTTGGAAGTATATGGAAGCAATGCAACATCTCGTATTGAGATTCATGCAATCTCTGTAAATAGCACAGAAAGCGCAGTTAGGAGAGCATAATGGCACTGCCCGGAGGTTTAACTACACCAGATCAATTCACAGCCTTAGCTGGAGGAGTGGTTGGTCCCGGTAAGAGTAAAGTAATATTAACTCAAAACGTGCAAACACGTGGAGCATTTGCTCCAGCATATCCACCTGCAAACTTTACGCCTATTTCTATTTCAGCAAGTGCTAATGCAGACACTGGACAACTAATCGTTAGTGCAAACGCTGCATCTGCAGCAATTGTAGTAACATTGCCTCGTGCATATTACGCTAATGGACAATTTATACATATAATTAAAACAGATAGCACGGCTAACCAAGTAAGTGCTGCAATACAATCTGGTGACACACTAGGTAAAGCTGCAGCAAAAGCGTGGCCAGTTGCACAGTATGAAACTGTTACGTTAGTAGCGCAGGTCGATGCTTCCGGAAACGGTATTTGGTACGTATTACAGTAGGAGAATATAAATGCCACCACAACTAGCAGTTGGATTAGGTAGTCAATTTTTAGGTCAAATCGCTGGCGGATTATTTAAGAAGCAATCGAATCCGTATCAATCTCAATTGTCCCAACAGCGAATGTATAACCAAAATTTTCAAAACCAACAGAATCAATTAGGACAACAAAGTCAATCACGTGCAAACAACTTTTCAAATCAGTTTTCACGCGGACTACAAAACGAAATGGAACGCCTAAACAATCCAGACGCAACTAACGCAATGTTACGACAAGCGGGTAGTCAAATGGGTGCCATTACTGGAAATGCTGCTCAGGCCCAAGCTAGATACAACGCTCAAGGTAATGCGTTAAACATGGGCGGTGGCATGACAAACAACATGATGACTGACAACTTCTACAACAATCCTATTGCCATGGCTATGTCACAGGGCGCAGTCCAGTATGCGATGGGAGCCGATCAACGTAGACAGCAAGCATTGGGCATGGCTGGGCAAGGTATGAATACATATCAAAACCAAGCTAATGTAGCATTTGGTAATGCGCAGAATGCTGGCAATACTTTATATGGTCAATATCAAGGTGAGGCGCAAGCAGAAATGCAACGTGATGCAGCACTTCAAAATCAACGTGATCAGGTTGCTGGAATGTTTGGTCAACTCGGTGGAAGTTACCTGTCTGGTCAGCAAGCAGATCGTGACTTTAAACAACGTCAAGGATTGGTTGATGCTCAAATCAATAGATTGAACAACCCAGTCTTCCCTAGTGGTTATTACGGTTAAGAGGTTACTATGACAGTTAATCAATCAGGTGTAAGTGGCTTATTAGGATTCTTAACCGGCCTTGATAAAGGAAAACAAGAACGTAGACAGTATCAAGACCAGACTGCACAGATGGGTTTGCAATTTGCTAAAGAGGCAAATGAAACAAATCGGCAGAACCGTGCAGAACAGCAACAACGTGATGCATTTCAATTGCAGAAAGATGCAGCAGCTCAAACTAAACGTGCTGCAGATCAACAGTTTGAGTTAAACAAAATTGCTTTAGACACACAAAAACAAACCAACGACCCATACAATCGTGCTTTAAAAGATCGTAAGCCTATTGCAGATCAAATAGCTACGTTAGAAAGTGGCTTGCCTAAGCTTTTGTCTGCGTACTCTACTGAGCGAACTCCTGCAAAACAGCAATCTATTCTCGCTGAAATCAATATGATTAGACGTGATGTCAACCGTCGTAGGAATGAATACCGTGACATGCTATCTACATACGGGTTAAGTCCAGAGCAAATTGAAAAGTTAATGACGTTTGGTCAGGAAGGCCCACAAGCACAGCAGCAGGGTGGATTCAATGTTCCCGGAGCGCCAACACCACAAACTGGCTTTACGATACCCGGTGCAGTTGCTCCTAGTGGTCCTGCACAACAAACTGGTTTTAACATTCCCGGAGCACCTGCAGTTCCAAGTATAGCAAAACCGCAACCGCAGTTACCGATGACATCATTCGGGCAACAAGGCCAACAGGCCGGTAATCTCGGTGCAGTAAAACCTACTGGTTTAATTGGCGGGCAACAGGCTGGTGGTGCACCGCCATCTACTCCAGTTCAATTACCTAACGGAAATGTCGGTATAGACGCAGGGTTGTCTACCTATTTATCTGGATTAGGGTTATCTATTGCACCGGGTAAAGAACATGAATTAACACCTGATGAATATAAGACAATGATGGATGGGCTTAAGGAACGAAATCTTTCAGCGTTAGTTGGTCCACAAAATCTTAGTCGCCCACAGTTAAATAATAGAGGCCTTGTAGATATAAATGCACCATTGCCATCAATAGACTATGGAAGAGTTGTGCAGGGAATGTACGGCCCAATTGGTCAAGCATTCCAATCTACTGCTCGCAAGATGGGCCGCACTGTTGCAGATGTACAAAGGGGCCTCATAGGAGATGATCCAGCAAACTGGCCATTAGATGCAGATGGAAATCCACAAACACCTGCTGATGGTGGAGCTGCATTAAAAGCTGCAATGATGCCATTTATTTCAGTTGATCCTAAAGTTGTATCCGACTGGACAGCCCAACAAACTGGTGCAGTCAAAGAAAACTACCTAGCGCAAAAAGCTATTGATGATCAAAAATTTGAAAAGTCAGAAAATGCATTAAATAGAGCCAATCAGTTAGCGATTGCACGGCTGGGTAAAAATGGACAAGTAGAAGCTGCTGCGAAAACTGCTGGTCAAGCGACAATGTCTTACATAACAGGCAAGATAGGTGATGCAGATAGTCAGTACACAGATGAAATGAAACGAATAAACGGCACATTAGCGTCTGGTAATCCAACAACATTAGAAGAAATTGGATTTAGTGCACCAAAAACTAAGCAACGTATACCGATTGATGTTGCAAAACGTATTGTTGATGTGACTACATCGACGATGATCAAGGAAACAGATAAACATATAATTACTGATTTTACAGATCCAGTTGGCGTAGTGAATAATTACGCACAAAAAAAAGCCCGGTCTATTCTCGTTGGTCGATTACGTGGACTTGAAGCAGGTGTAAAAATGACAAGTGAGAAAGTAGATGCAAAAGTTGCAGGTCAAGGTGGTAATGCGCTAGTCAGTAGTGACCCTGATTTACTGTTATTGAAATCTTTAAAAGAAGACAGAGATCAAATAGCCGCACTGTTGAAAGCCAAATAAGGATATAACTATACATGCAAGCAAAAACTAATGAAGATCTTTTTAACATCGGCAATTGGCATCCGGAATCTGAAATGCATCAGCTCCTGCTTAACAAGATGCAGATTGAAGATGACTTAAAGAAAAACATTAGAGGGAGATCATTCAAATACGGAGTAGCTTTTGACCCACAACAAAACGCTCGCGCTATTGCACAGGCGCAACGTAAAAGCTCTGAGTTTAAACGTAATACTTTAGACCCAATAGTCAATACATTACGCAGCCCTAATTACACATCTGTTTTAAATAATCAATCACAGCAACAAATTGAAGATGGGTATCGCCAAGGTTTTATTGATAAGAAGACTAGAGATAATTTAGTCAATCAGTTTAGTTCTAAGTTAATGGAAGCCAGAAAGACGCAGGGTCCTAAGACTGTGTCTGGTCGTCAAGCTGGATTAGATCCTGAACAAGTAACAAAACAACGATCTCAGACGAGACTTGGTTTAGAGCAAGAGTTACGTAAAGAATCCTTTAAACGCGGGCAAACTCCAGATTGGCTTACTGAAGGATTAGCTGGAGCAAAAGCTGTCACAGGAACAGCTCTTGGCGCTGCAGCAACATTAAGCTCACTCGGACCCACTGCTGCAGCAAAGGGTGCTAGTGGAAAAACATGGCAAGAACTACTCAATGAGGACATCAATAAAAAAGCAAAAGAAGGCGCAGAGATAGATCCTTTTACAGAAGCTTTTGCAGGTTCTTCTTCCGGTGCGTTACAAGCCGTTGCGTCACCAGCAGTCATTGGTGGAAACATTGGCAATAAGACAAGTCAATTTGTAGGTGGACTAGGAAAATCAGAAGATGAAGCTAAACTTCAAGCTGATGAAAAACAACGTGTTTATGATGAGTTGGGTATTAACCAGTGGTATACGGATTTAACTGGTGATCCACAAAACCTTGAGCGACAGAAGGCTCGCATAACAGCATTTAATGTAACTACTCAAGCCCCGTTAGCCATGGCAAATCTTGCTGGCATGCAAATAGTTGGCAATGCTGTTGCAAAAGCCCTTATGCCAGTAGTCCAGAATTCTTTGCAACTTAATCTTGCTAGGGGTGCAGGTATGTTGTTGCCGACTGCTGTTGGTGCGGTTGGTGTTGGAACGAACAATCAGTTGTTGCAAGATGTAGCAAACCCACTTGAGGCAGCTCAACGTGAGGGTATGGCTCCGGGAGAATATCAGTTACGTCAAGAAATCAATCAAGACGAAGATATGCAGAACCAACAGTTAGCAATGACTATGGGTATGTTCGGCCTTGGAGCACCTAGCTTATACAAAGACGCTGGCCAGATGTTTAGATTAAGTAAACAACTTGGCAAGGCTGGTGTTTTTGGTCGCATTGCAAAAATCAATCCAGCGTCAGTTGAAGGTCGAAATCTATTAAATGAATATACAAGACTACAAGGGGAAATTATTCCCGACGTAGCATTTGGTTTAACTAACATTTTTGATCCTGTTGCTAGGACGATTGGATCTAAGTTTAACGAAAAGGTTCAAGCTCCGACTGCTAAAGAATGGGCAACAACAGCCTTACTAACAGCAGTAGCAGTAAGACCACACAAAGGATTGCAACCATTTTTTGCAAACAATTTAAACCGAAGTACCGACATTAAAGGTCAAGCCAAATTTGCAGCCATGGACGCGATTGATAATGCGTCTTTTCATGCGTTAGGTGTTAATTCACGTTATGAAGCATTGCGTGGTGGCAGGGCTGCTAACTCGCAGGATTTACAGCGTGTTACATCGATGGTGTATGAGATGGCTGCTCAAGAGTTCCAACAACAAGACAGATCAGCTCCAACCATCAAATCGCTTGACCAGATATTCTTTGAGATCCTTAATGGTAAAAGCACTAACTCAGTTACTGCTGACGATGCAATTAAGCAGATGCGTGTTCGTGGAGATAATGCAAGTTTGCCATTTGATAGCCCATTGCATCAAATGCAGGTTAATAAGAATTTATTTCCAATTGATCCCGCATTCCGAAAGAAGGCTGTTGCGCAACTAGCACGTCAATTAGAACCAGCAATCGCTCTTGAATACGACATGATGCAACGTGGTGCTAAATTTGCTGGCGAGGAAGCTGCAATAGAACAACAGCCAGACAAAAAGTTTTACGCCATCAAGATTGGTGAACAAGATGGTCAACCCGAATACATTGTTTATAACAAGCGATTTAGTGACGCAACTCTACATAGAGGCGAGGCAGGGCTAGAGGACGTACGCATCATTGATCCAATTAATCAGGATAAGATTGGTGCTAACGCCAGAATCGAACGATTAACGAATGTTATGCGTTCTCTCAAGTCAGAGTTTTCGCCACGAAACAATATGTGGATACGCAACGGCGTGTCAAAAGCTATTGGTGTAATTCGTCCAGATGGCACCATTGTCATCAAAGAATCCAAAGGCACATCAGGTCGCACTGGCGAACGAGTCACTGATGTTACGTATACGTATGCTTCTTTTGAGGATGTCCAGAAAGATCTATCTGGTATACCCGGAACTCAAGGGTTACTCAATGCACTTAACGAAGTCTATACACGAACAGGTATGCGACGTGATGTTGCGAATAAAGAACCTGTTTTAGATATTGGAGACAGTGAAAACTTTCCAAGTCGTATTCAGTTCTCAACAACAGAACAGGTTAACGGTCGATTAGTTGACACTATTGGATTACAAACACCAATTGGTTTGTATCAGTTACCTGATGGCGGTGTAGCACTTGGTCGGATTACAGAAAGTGGAAATCAAAAGCTTGCGCCACTAACAGAAGCAGACGTTGCCCAAACTCCAGAAATACAAACAAGGACAGTGCTTTCACAGGCCGAGTCGTTTGTAAAGAATGGTAAAGGCTACATTGATGCCGACGTGCACAACCTCGGTACGCGCTCACGCGTTGAGATGCCAACTGAAATACAAGGCGTTGTGCGAGAGATTCTAGAATCAGATGCACCAGATGCAGTAAAAGCACAACAAATCATGTCCGTGCTTATTGATGAAATATCTGGAAATCGATTAACTGGTGATAAAGCTTTACGTTTAGATCCAGAAACAGGTCGATACGTAAATGATGTTGAGTTAAAAGCTGGAGATAGAGTTCTTTTTGCCAGTGACGAGACAAACCCAAATGATGTCACAGAAGGTGTTGTAGTAAAAGCCGATAACGGCATGGCTACAGTAAAAGACATTACTGATCCTACTGGTGCTGCATATACACTTTCGGCAGATAGATTTATCTTGTCCGATAAAAACATCAACCGTGAATCTCTACGTGCGCAGTTTGATGAGTATTCTGCTGGAGCTAATAAGAATCCATTGCGCCCAGTTGAGATGACTGTGTCTGATGAAGAAGCTATTGCACGGTTATTAACCGCAACTGAAACAGTTGACCGTAAACAGGAAATTGCAAATGCTTCTCCTGAAAAGATTTTCGATGTTCTTTACGACGCGATTGTTAATAGTCGTGCTACTGTTGAAGGTATCCAACTAGGACTTATTGAGTGGGCTACTCGAAACACACCTGAAGGTGTTTATGATGTGATGGCTCAAGTCATGAATGAAATCATGGCTCCGGGTAAAGAAGTTCCAATTGCAAAGTTTAGGAAAGCAACAGAGATCTTCTCAAATAGAGGCTTTAACCAAACTCTATATGGTGTCCATGCTATCTGGGCATCTGTAGCAGCTATTAATGGAACTAGATTTGCAGCTGCTCCACGTACTATCTCACAAAAAGCTGGCATGTTACAAATTGCTCGTCGCATGAATATGTTGATGATGCGAGCTGAGACAATGGGCGACGAAGACTTATTCAAGGCTGCTGTCCGTAGTTTGGATGCCGACATTGCTAATTTAAGCAAGGCAAAAATTATTGAGTTTGCACAAAATTTACGTGGCATAGCACCACACGTGTTTTACTACATGCAAGATCTCTGGCATGTAGCAAAAATATCTGGTTCAAATCACGCTGCTCAAGCAACATTAGGCAGGGCAATTAGTGCTGCACAAGACGCGGGTATCAGAAGTCTTGTCCGTGGTGACAGCATTCTTCCTGATTCAGTCCTTGATTTCTGGGGGTCAGAGTCTAAATTTGATAAGGCTGTCAAAGATATTCGTGAGCTTATTACATCAACACGTGAAGTTGAAGTAGAAGGACAAACGCAGAAATACAAAATGTCTGATGTAGTGTACGCTCGACTGCGCAATGCAGGTTTAGAGTTTCTGTACCACATGGCTAATGACACAACTCGCACAGCTGTACGACGTGGTCTTAGAACTAACAGACTGGAAGCAATTAACTTCCAAAACGAAGCCATGTCATATATGTATGACACGTTCTTGCCACAGGTTGTTGTTGATCAAATTAACAACAAAATCTCTTCCGGAGATTTTATGCGAGATGCAGAAGGCAAGACAGAGCAAACGAATAACATTTCGTATGCTCCTGAATTACGTGCCTTCCATGACCAAATCATCAGCGCTATTGAAGAGAATCCAAATCTCTCAAGTGAGCAGAAATCTGATGCCATCGGCAAGATTACATCCGTTGTACAAGAACTTGACATGTTGCTACCAAGCGACATTGAGGCATTATCTGAATACGACAGTGATGGCCCACGTGATGCTAGGTTACGGAAAAACATTGTAGTCAATGGTGAAGTTGTTGCTGAAGATCAACCAGCAAACTTAAAGGCACTTAGTGCTGAACGTCACTACGATAAGTCACTCAGTAATCTTGTCAAAGAAAGTGGTATGACTTTATCTGAGGCGCAACAGCGAAAGCACATTGCGTTATTTGAAACGTTTGCTAAGCAAGCCAATCAACTGTTTGGATTGGACAGATCGTTTACAAACTTAAAAAGCAGGATCGATCAAAGTCCAAGAGTGCGTGATGTACGTGCTCGTATTGATCGTTTACAACGCGATAATCCAGATGATATTGATGCAAAGAGAGCATTGTATGCAGAACGCGACAGACTAGTTTCTGAAGAATTCAATTCTATTTTCAAGCTAACTACAACTACCTTACAAATGTTGCGTTCGATGCAACCAGAAACACAGTTAATTGGTGAATCTGACGCAGCTGTTATTCGTACTGAGGTATTTGGTGCCGATATTTCTGGCTTCAAAGAGACCACACCACTTGGCGAAGCGATCGATGACTTCTTGTCTAGGATTGTTGACTTACGTAGACGCATCATATCTACAGACGACATACAAGTAGTATCAAACGAGTTTGAGCGTGATGGAGGCATTACTGAAGCTGAAAGTGAAGCGGCTGCTACGTTAGGAGAAGGTCGTACCTCCCCAGACGAAGACGTTGCATTCTGGAATGGTGAATTACGCAAAGTAGAACAACAGTTAGCTGACGCGCGTCGTGATGGTGGGAATATTGATGAGTTGGTAGTTCAACGAGAAGCCTTACAAAAGCAACTCAAGGATGCACAAGATGCTACCGAAAGAAAAAATACACCACTTGACACGTTGTACACTCGGTTGGATTCAGCTGGAGTTAAATTAAAATCTGAACTGCAGAAATTAAATCCATCATCCATATCTATCGAGGACATGCTGAGCTTACATCAAATGTATATGAGCTTAGCACGATCCAATAGTGTTGTTACCAATGAAATTGCAGGTAGTTTAACTACTGATTCATCTGTGCGTAATATTCTTGCAACGGATGAAATTCGCAGGTTACGCTCTGGCATGGCTGAGGCTGAGGCATTTGCATCGGCATCTATGACGGACGTTATTGAACTGCAGTTAGGATCTTTGTCTCCTGAAGTATTTGCAGAAAAATACAAGATTAGCCCAGAAGTAGCAAAATCTATTGCTACTATTGATGCACTAAATCCTTCTAATCGATCTGAACCTGTTAATGTAACTGATGACGACATGTTAGGCGTATCAGTTGAAAATATGGATCCTTCTATTCGTGGATTTGTTAGTGATGCTCCACAAATTGCTGCTGAGGTTATTTCATCTCCAGATAGTTTTGGCGGAATGATCACAATCGAGAAGCCAGAAGACCAGAGTATTGTTGCATACACAGCTCAAAACCTTGCAGGTATGCGTGTACTGATGCGCACAATGCTTGCTCGTAATTTTAAATACGCAGATGTTGAAGCAGCCCTCACGTCATTGGAGCAAAATCAAACAGCTATTAAAAAAGCTATTTCGGACTCATATGCTGATCCAACATATATGGCAGAAAAGTTAAAGAAGGCAAATGGCAAGTTCATTAACCTACTCATGGATGACGATACTGCTACGTATGTTCGTAAGTTTACGCGCATGGCTTTGCGTAAATTGCAGACGGATGTACTACCACGTGCAAACAGAACGCTGAAAACTGCGGTTGAGGCTGCAATATTTGAACTTGAAAATATGCCTGAAGTTGCGACTTTTACAGGTAAGACTGTCGAGAAGTATTACGACAATCTACGACAGCGTTTAAATGACATCATTGCAATTTCAAACCCAGAGGAAAAGGCTGCGTTAATTGATTCTGTTATTAACATGCTCAATCCTGAGACCAATAACGCTCTAGTTGATACTCCGTTATCAGCACAGATTGGTTCTTCTTATGACATACGTCTTGAGAGTGATCCGGCATTTACTGCAAGGCGATTACTGTCTACATTAAACACAAAGGGTATTCAGTTTAAGTCTGGCAACGATGACGCATCTGCATATTCAGCTACATCTAATGACCCAGTTGTAAATCATGCACAAATACGTTTGGCTCACTTACCGTTGCGTATGTCAGACGTACCTATTGACACGGCTGCACAATTAGTTTCGCTTTACGATGATGTCCTTAATAATCAACTACCTCCACTGGACTCCGCAACTGAGCGTGAGAAGCCAATTATTGAGGCAATAACCCGTGCTCGTGATGCATATAACGATTACGCAATGGGTGAAACTGGAGATTCGCGACGTTCCGCTGAAACTAAACAACAGATGGAACGTGCTGCAATACAGCAACTTGCCGATAACTTGGCTAACCTATACGACATTCACGCAAATTCGTTTGCTGTTGATCATTTAGAAGTCAAAATTAACTCCAATAGCAATGAATTTAAGTCAGATATTGCTGAGGCGATGCGTGTACTCAACATTAACGAGCAAAGTATTAGAAGGCTTATGGAGCCAACTACTTTGGCAACACGCTTCTTATCTGATTTAGACCCAGCGCAAAAAACATACATCATGTCTTATTTGACTGCTAAATACAAGAAGCAGTATTACACATCACACAACAAGATTTATTTGGTTAACGATGAAATTTTAGAGACAGCGAACGCTAAAGCAACACTGTTTGTTGATAAGCGTGATGTATATGGATTTACTCAGACACTGCAAACAAATCAGAAGAAAGCACTTGGTTCGCTACTATACATTGGTAGTAATGGAAATAGTAAGTACCGATCTACACTGACTCTTGTTCACGAGATGTTCCATCCGTTGTTCACTGGTATGGATGATGTAACTCAGGTTGCTTTCATGGATCAACTGGCAACCAAGGGTGGATTAGCAGTAGATGCGCTGAATGAAGTACTTGCTCCAGCTCGTAAAGAAAATCGAATGTTACGAGATGCAATACCAACCAAGATTGAGGAAATCCAAAAGGTATTAGATAAGCGCAATAATGCGGAGTTGGCTTTAGCATTACAGGTTCGTGTTGCTAAAGAATCATCTACATTGCCACTTAATGAAGCACTCGCTCCCCTTAAGGGGTTAACCTTTAATGGGCAAGATCTTTCCGAGGGATGGATATCTCACGGTCATGAGAAGTTCGTTACTAGCATGATGAACTTTATTTCTGACTACACTGTCCCTATTTCAAAGAATGCTGCTGCATCTGTAGATATGGCAACATTAGAAGTATTCCAGCAGATGCGGTCAACATTACGTTATGTAATGCGACAGATATCGAATAAACGTCCATTGGATATCATTAAGGATGTCAGCGGTACGCCACACGCAGCTTGGTATTCACGTGTACCTATTCAAAAGTATGAATTTACACGTGTGCATAATCCAAAGCAGTTCACATTAAATGCGTTAAATCCTCGAAGTGGATTTACACGTTCTATTGAATTTGCACAATTGCGTAAAGATGATTATTTGCGGATCAACATACCTAACAGGCCGGAGGCACGGTCTGCAGTTATGTCTCCAACACAGTTGATAACTGGACTTGAAGATAGTTTGACATTAAATACGATTGGTGATTTCGCCGGTAGTAGATTTAGGTTTGGGTTCAAACATGACGGTCAAATTGGTGACGCTGTTGGCGCAACATGGTTGCCATTTGAAAATCCAGAATTACGCACGTATTTAGTACAGAATCCTGATTTGTTATCTACGGTTGAAGTATTCCCTGAAAATGGCCGTAACGACACGAATGTAATATCACCAGACTCTATGCCATCACGATCATTCTCTGGTCAAGTCAAAGAGATGGTTATCAAGACTCGATTCCGTACATTTGATGAAGCAATTACTGCTGGATTTGAACCTGTATTCTTTGACAAGGACAATATATGGGTACGTGGTGAGGCTGATGAGGACGGATGGTTCAAGCCAAGGGTACGTGTGCAATCTGACAATCCACGTGTTTTAGACTACGCTGTAGCTGGACAACATGAGTACGCATATATTGTTGAGGCTCCAGCAGTTGCACGTGTTGGTGGTCCAACTAGAGCACAGAAGAACTTCCCTACGCAATTCCGATTTTTAGTTGGAGAGGGTGCTTTACGTCCTGATGCTCAAAGTCAATACGACCCAATACTTGTTGGATACACACAAGAGTTTGACCCTAAGTTCTCTGCTCTTGTATATGATCTCACCCGCAAATTAGGTCGTGTTGTGTATAACACTACAGGTAACGTGCGATGGAAGAAGCAATTGGAATTGCAAGGCAAATTACTTACAGGTGATGCCAAGTCATTTACGTTGCGCACTCAAACTCCTATGGGTGAGGCTCTTGATACTTATTTTAAGAGTACAGAATATAAGGCAATTAAGGCAAGCCGTACATCCATGCAACCATTAGTGTTGGATGGAGCAGCTCAGTTTGAAGCTGTTGTATCTAAGATGTTGCTCAATGAGTTTAGTGTTGAGATTGATGGCGAGCAAGTTTTGACTGAGGAAGGCGAGCGTTTCATTCAGTCATTGAATGATGAAATTAGTAATGTACTGGCTCCATACATTGCTGAGCAGATGTTATTTAGACACGACACTGCTGACACATATCAGACAACATCTATGACAATTGAACCTAATTCAGTTGAGATGGATGCTATGTTCACAGTATTTAAGTCGATGCTTGGTGATGAAGGTGATGTCGATGTTCTACGCAATAAACTTGCTGATGCATATGTTGCATTGAATACTCGTGGTGATGTGCGTGTATCGCCAAACATACGCATTGACAGGGCACTTGGGCTTGCTGGAATACCTGACTCAGTTACATTGGAGGATGGTTCTGAATATCATGTCCGTGACATGATGTTGCAAGTGTTGCGTAATGATCGATTATCTTTATCAAATAGTGATCTTACAAGTGTGTATACGTCGTACGACAATCTGTGGAACAACGTCTTGTTGCCATTCATCGAGACTGGAAAGATCGATGCACCATATGAGTTAAATTCTGCAAAGCCGACTATGGCTATGTACGCACTTGACTCACTTATGAATGCTGCTTACGGTAATTCCGTTGAAAGCAAACGGTTGTTTTTACAGAGATTAACTGCAGATACCAATGTAAATAACTATGGAGACATTGTCTATGACGTTGAAGAACGTGAAAGATATCGAGCTGCAGTGCAAGCTAAGAACAGTGCATTTAGTGAATTCCTTGCCGTTGCTCACACATTGGATGCCCAAAGCCGTGAACTTGGCAGGGCTTTGTATGCGTGGAAAGATTGGTCACTACTAGATGGGCAAGAGTCATTCAGAGGAGCTACTGGAAATACAACCTCTGTAATTATTCAAAGTCCTGACGGGGCAACGTTTAGAGTCAATTTAAACAACCCGCGTAACTTTGTAGAATCTGTTGCTCGTGACGTTAGTACAGGCGCATACATTGATGCAAGTCCGTTTAGTCAGATGTTCGCTTTGTATAATCCAAACCGTCAGGTTGCATTGCGTTCAACGACAAATGAACCAACGCCATATGCATTGCGTGATTTAAACCTATCTCCTGAAGAGCGTAACGCTTTAAATTCATCTGGAAGCATTGACATCGTACGACCATTTGGAATTGACAATGTTACCCATGATGAGGATGGTAATCAGTTAACTCCTAATTTACGCATTTTCAGGATTAATAAAACCGGAAAATCGATGAATAATAGGGGTACTCAATTTGGTGATCCCTACGAGAAAATCAACGTAAGTGAGTTGCAACACTCATATAAGAGTGGATATATCACAGGTGAGAATCAAGACGTATGGGTAAACAATCAAAGGTTATTACAGCAACCTGTCAATGACTTGTTGCGACGTGCTTTCTTAAGTAATCCATCACTTGAGCAAACAGCAAAAGACTCCGTAGGTAATACTGCGGTTGTTCCACGTGAAGTACATATTGCTAAGTTATTAGTTAGCCGTGCATTGATTGATGACACCGGACAAGTTCCGAATGCATGGAAGAGGAAGAATGCTACAGACACACTAGCTAGACAGCGTTTACTTGAAGGTGATAAGGAAGCAAGTATTGCCGATGCAATGGAAAATCCACGTGTCGAGCATAACAGAACAAAGACATGGATGAGTGATGGTGTTGAAGAAGGTCATTATGATAACCAAGAAATGACAGCTGAGGAGATGGCATATTTTAAAATGCCGTTTGACTTATCACCGGAACAAGCACAAGATCCTGCACTAAGGAGTCAATACAACCAAACTGCTTCTACACGTGCACTGGAAAAGGCTCTTTCAGTACCACAACCACAACGTGTGATTATCAAGCGTGAATCTGATCCGTCTGTCACCAAGGTCGGAGTAACAGCTAAGGATAGAGATATCTATGTGAGTATTCCTGATGCGGATTACGACTATGTTTCTAGAACTATGTTCAGCGCTAGTGGGCCAACAGGTACACCAACGCCACATCCGGGCACAGTCGGAGTACCTAAAGGTGGTATTGCCAGTATCCCATTCTTGAACAATCCTTTTACTAAACGAGGTGCTGTAACAGCCTTAGGTATTTATCATGAGCTTACATCTGGTGCTAAAGCATTAATCTTAAGTGGAGACTTTGCTCGTGTAATGCTGCAGAACTATAGATTAACAGCGATGAATCCTAAAAACTTTGCAGCACAGTTTTGGGGATTATCAGCATTCTTACCAAACGCATGGGCACCGGGAGCTAAAGTTTTTGGAACACCAACTACTGGCGCTGGTAAGTTTTTGAATTTTGCACTTGGTCACAGACCAGACTTAGCATGGGGTGATATGCAATACCATGCAAAAATGTTTAACTACCTTAATAAGTATGGCACTAAAGGTAACGTCATAGGATACGGAATACCGGGTGTCCATAAACGCCAAGTCAATCAGACGTATGGATGGAATGATTTAGCCGAGTACGGTTTAAAGACAACATACGGCGACTGGTTTAGAAATTATGAGGCAGCTAAATTAATTGACCCGACTATTGACCCATTTGAAATGCCGATTGCAACTACGCAGGCTGAAAACATTGGTGAGGGCGTATTGGCTAGACGCATACCATTTGTAAACATGTGGGAACGAGCAGGAGCTTTATCAACAGACATCCTAAGAGTAAAGTCGTTCTTAGAGTTTTCTGCATACGTTGACCAGAGTTACGACTACTCATACGACTATCAGCGAGATCAGGCTAAGCGCGATTATGCTGCATTCTTAAACGTAGTTACAGGTCATCCGACTGGGAACAACTTAATGATGTCTGACAACCAGAATTTGTTTAATCAAACATTGAGGACTATTTACACGTCTCCAAACTGGTTCAACTCTTTAATGATGCAAACATATTTACCGTCATTGGCAAAGATGTATGTTGCTGAGGGAGTTAACTACGTTTCTCGTGCAGCAACATCTAAGATGGATATATATGGAGTTGGATTCGACGTTATTGACACAGCAGCTGACCAAAAATGGTTTAGGTCATTGCGATCAAAGGATGTGCTAAAGCAACATGGATTAACGTTCTTTAACTCATTTGTTCAAGCTGGAATTATAGGGTCTGTATTGCAACTTATGGGGTTATACGCTGAACGCCGACAGCTACATGAAATAAATGACAGTAAGTATATAGACTTTTTGGATTGGCGAAAAATTAACTCACCTGTTTTAAATGATCAGGGTGTTGATTTAGCTGCTAATTTACGTATTGATCAACAAAAATGGTGGGATCCAACTAATCCTGATTTTGGTGTTGTTAGAGCAGCTAATACATTGCAATGGCAACTCCCACCGATATTTACTTTGTATAAACGATTGTTTTTAGCTCCATACATTCAGGCAACAAATGAGCCTAATGCATCTACGGAACAAAAGGCAATGAAGTATGCATCTGAGCTATACAAATCTAATATCGAAGGACGGTTTGGTCCTCCGATACAAGGTATTAAACAGCTCGCAAGTGGTCGTACTTATCTTGAAGAAGCAGCTTTAGGTAAAGCGCCGGGATTAAAAACATGGGTAGATACAGAAAGGAAGATCGTACGTTACAAGGAGCTGATGAATGACGCAAAGCAAAGTGGTAACAACGCCCTTGCTGATAAGTACAATGCAGAAATTAAAAAGCTGTCACCAGCTATTTATAATCCGTCATACCCTCTCATCAAAGCTCTTACTAGATTTTTCCCAAATGGAATATCTAGATATGCATTATCCATGTTGACCAACCTTCAAGTGCAAACAGCATTAAAAGATATGGAAGAGTTAGGTTATTCACAACATGCAATACCTATTCAGGGAGATAACAACCCAGACCTTGTTCAGTATCAGTTCCCAGCATTCACAAGGATATTTGGACAGGAAGGACGCATGGGTGACTACTATACTAACGATCTTATTACAAAGGAAGAAAGAGCTGGCATGTCTGGTAAGCAATTTGAATTTCTTACTAAGAAATACAAGTACAACTACCCGAACGCTAGTGCAGTTGTAAAGAAATTTGGACTATCCGCATTGTTGTTAGGAATACCAGAAAGTGGTGGGTATGGAAAGGATCCAGCATGGGGTTCAGATAACATACGTGGCATTCCTGATGCAGCAGTGTTACGAGAAAGCACAATTAATCTCGATTATCTTAATAAGATTAAGGAGCGCCAGCCGGGACCGAAATTTACCGTACCGAGTGACTTTATAACAGGAAGAATGGTTGACTAATGAGTAAGCAATTATTTGTAGATATAGCTCAAAAATACATTGGTATAAAAGAAGAGCCAATGGGTAGTAATTGTGGGCCGATGATTGACAGGTGGAATACATCTGTCAATGCACCACTAGGTAGTTATTGGTGCGCATCATTTGTTAGTGGTGTTGCTTTGGAGTGGGAATATAAGTCTGGATTAGACTGGCCATTATGTTTTAGTGCAGACTGCGATGTCTGGTTAGCTGTTGCTAGAAAACATGGTGTTTTGCATACAACACCTATGGCTGGTGATTTAGTCATTTTGGTAAAGACATTAAAAAATGGTCGCCAAGATGCATTTCATATTGGGATTGTTGAAGGACAGGACGAGAATGGTGTTTGGAAATCCATTGAAGGTAATAGTAATGACGATGGAAGTCGCAATGGATATGAGGTAGCCCACCGACCACTGTATGGAAATCGTAATAAAAACGCAGTGCGTTTTATACGTCCATGGTCATTGATTCAAGCTGGGCAGGATTGGAAGATTGTGTACGGAGACAACCACATTGTTGCTTTATTGCAGAACGGAAAGACTTACGCGCCTGTGCGTGACTTTGTTCGGCTTGTCGCTGGGGACAGAGTCGTACTTGCTTGGGAAGATGGGCCAGTGCTCAATGGTGAACCACTGGCCGTTCAGTGCATTCTACGAGATGGTAAATCGTATGCAGCAATCAGAGATATTGCTCGTAGTTTTGATCTTGATTGCATCGTCAACAGTGACCAAAAGAAAGTCTATCTAAAGAAGACCGTCTAGTCCGTAGTCAGTAAACTTAGCGAACCGGGGTTGAAACTCAAGTAGTGACACCCCGGTTCTGCCATTTCTATTCTTAGCTGTAATGACCTCGGCTTTATCCGACTGTTCCTCATACTCACTATCCTGTTTCTTCTCGTAATAACCAGCACGATAGATAAATTGGATAACGTCTGCATCTGATTCAATATCACCAGACTCTCTAAGGTCAGACATCATTGGTCGTTTATCCTGTCGTTGCTCTACAGCACGAGACAAGCTGGATAACGCAATTACAGGACATCCAAACTCACGTGCTATGTCTTTCAGGCCACGGCTAATGACGCCAATGTCCCTAGTCCTGTTCTCAGATTTGTAAGAACTAGGCATAGCAATCATCTGTAGGTAATCAACAACCACCAAGCCAACATGAAAAGATTTTTGTGTGGCTCTAATGGCATCTCTAATTCCTCCAAGGGTGACAGTTTTATCTGCGACAATCCTAACATGAAGTGACTTAGCCTCTCTAGCTACGTTATGTAGCTGATCCTTTTGGTAGTTATTCAGCTTCTTGGTCTGTATAACTTGACTATCCACTTCACTGTAGATTGACAACATACGTGCAGTGACCATGTCCTTGGACATCTCTGCACTCACAATGAGTACTCCAGTCTTATCTGCTAGTCCCCTCATGAACTTAGCTGCATTCCATGCATATTGCAATCCTAGACTAGACTTACCCATAGATGGCCTACCACCCAATATGATTAGTTCACCGTTCCGCCACCCTCCTGTTATTGTGTCTATGTCGTTGTAGCCAGATCCAATTGAGAAGTCTAGCTTGTCTTCATCTCTAAGTATAGCCTCGTTAGTTGTGTCCCATATTAATTTAGATAAATCGTCAGTATCGTTTCCGGAATTGATAAATGTAACAGAGTTATTTAAATCCTTTACAATTGTCTCAACGTCATCATCACCTATCGATGCTCGCTTACTTGCAAACTCAGACGCAAAGATGATTTCTCTACGTCTGTGGTAATCAGTTACTAGCTTTGCATAACTTTCATAATTTGATGTAGTTGGAAGTAACTCTGCGCATTGCATGATGTACGCTAAACCACCAGCTGGCTCTAATGCATTACGCTTTGTCAGTTCTTCGTTGACAGTTACAATATCGATGTCCTGACCTGCTTTATCAATTGCAACATATGATTCCCAGATCAGGCTGTGTGACACACGATAGAACATTGACTTATCTATTGCTGTTAGTGACCTAAGTAAACGATTGCCACCTAAAAGCACAGATGCTATGAGTGATTGCTCACTCATAACATCCGATGGAACTTCTATGTTGAAGCCAAGGCTTCTATTCGGCGCGTTGCTCATCCATGTACTCCGTTATCCTTACTATCAATACATCATTGATTACGTCTTGTAATTGTTGACCTTTAACAGGTGGCTCTACACGCCATGCTTTCATACCTCCAGTTTTAGCAACGACTAGTTGTATAGTTGGATGCAACTTGCTGAATGAAGTACCAAGGCGTATTGCGTCTGAAATTTCATTTGTGACTGACTGTGGTGCATAATCTCCATACTTTTCAATTGCAATGGCAAGTAACACTTCAGAAGGTGTTGGTCGAAACTTAGCACGTGTAAGAATGCGTCGTAACCCATAGACAATATCGGCATCATTACACCCAGTTATCGCTACACGATACACAGTCTGGCTTGTCTCGTTCCATTGAATTGAACTTGGCAGTTGCGAAAGTACTGCTAATAACTTATCTGTTGCTGTCATTTAAACCACTCCTCTACTGTTGTATTCACATTGCTTATAGTTTGTTTTGGCTTAGCATGTGTATCCCAATGCCTCCATAATGAGCGGACCGTAATCATATCTTGGTTTTGATACCACTTGCCCAGTAAAACCTTGACTCGCTCTGTCACGTCATCAGGTGTTACGCCAGCTTTGTGCATCTGCCATATAGTCAAACGGACGTCTTTCCACTCCTTGTCGGTAATAGGTGCTTCAGGATTAAAACCAGATACGGTTTGCTTAAATGTCTTGTACAGTGGATATGCTGGATCCTCCTCCTTAGCTTTCTCTGTTTTAGTTGAACCAGCTGTAACAACGGTGATGTCACCGGCGTGGTCAATCGTGTCAGGAAACAGTTTGTATCCATTGCTTGTTGTTCTCCCATTAGGAGAAGTTCTAGGATTAACTGCCAGAATACGCTTGTCGTTGATCCTCATACCTGTCAAATAATGCAATGCATTCTTGACAGTAGACTCAGATAATCCAGTGCATTCAACAAGTCGCTTGACGCTAGGCCAGCAGTAACCATTGTTGTCTACATGCATCACCAGTGCCATAAATACTACAAATCCAGATGGTGTAAATGTTTTGATGTGGTCAACTAGTACTCGATCTAGTTGTACAAATCCAGACGAACGTTCACCTGACAAGCCAATAGACTTGCCATTAAATACAGTAATCATGCCTTACCTCTAATTGTTATATGGACATTCAGCGCAATATCTTTGCACTGGTTCATCAACAGCATCTAGTGCTGCACTTAATCTTTCCAAACCCTGTCTGTAAGAACTAACAATTTCAAGCGCTTTGTTAGCATCATCAACAGTCCAACCTTCAGGGACTGTGATTTGTTTAAGTGGTTTCTTTTCTTCTTCAGGCTCACCTTTTAACTCTCTCTCAAATTCTGTTACAGATGTTCCTTTCGACTTTGCTGTCTCTAGTAATTGTTTTTGTTGTTCGGTACCGACATGGGCAACAAGCCGATGATGAGTCCAACTAAGACCAGCCACACGGTTATTAATAGGCACATGACTAGCCACCCAGCTCCAGTTAGCAAGGCTTTGATAAGCACACCCAGTCGCATCCATTGCTTGTGCGTACTTCTCTCCATAACGTTTTTGTCCATAGTTTAATGCGTCACCAATTGCAAATTGAAATGCTGTTGTAAGTTGTTGAAGTGTAGCCATTAGGCGTAACCATTGATCGTATTCAATGTCATGATTGAATTGAAGCCCAACATCGGTCACGCTAACTGCGTCGGGAATACTACCTATATAAACTAACTCGTCGCTCATACTCTTTCCTTTATGGATATAAAAGGACCACGGTGTTGATGTCCGTGGTCCTTCATTTGGTAGTTGTGCTCCGTTGAATATTGGTACGGAGCACTGCAATCTTACTCTTCAGTATCTGTTGCTGTCAATGTTTTGACTGTGAAGTTTTCAGTAGATTCTGTCATACTGAACAACTCTGGGTACTGCTCAACAAGAGTGAGTTGAACTTCTTTTGGGATCTTACTTTTATAAACCTTATGCTCAATCTTAACTGCATCTAATGTCAATGGGATAACATAGGCTGCCTTTTCTTCATCAAGAATAGAGAATGAAGGTGTTGATGTCCTGAAAGATACTTGACCCCACGGACATTTCCATGTTTTTGCTTTGCCAGTAAGTTGTGACTTAGCAAAGTTTGCAATCTGTGCACCGTAACGTGCTTGTAGCCACTGTACTTTACGTTCTTTCTCCTTGACCATTGACTTGCATCGTTCTACTACAGACTGTGCATATAACTGTTGAGCTTTAAGCTCTGTCTCGTATTGCAATAGTTTTTGCATAGCAAGAAGGATGTCGGCCTCTGATGCCAGTTCCTCACCAAGCCATCCATCAACAGGACCGGCATATTCGCCGGTCTCAATCTCAAAGTAGCTATCACCAATGATGTCAAATTTACTCGTGTCCATTTACTCTTCCTCTGCCAAAAATACTGACTCTGCTTCTTCTGGTGTATTGAAACCCATTAATACCTCTACCACTAACTTGAGATTCTCATCGCTAGTGTCGTTGTGTCCTGCCAGTTTAAAGAACACACGTTTCATGTCAGATGGTGTAATGTCTGATCCCCATATGCGTTTGCATTCATATGCAAACTGCTTTCCCGGTGTTAGTTTAGCTTTTGTTGCCTGTGGCGTATCAACAATGCGCATATCGCCAGTAGGAGTAATAGGTTCTTCTAACTCTTGGGCAAACAAAGTTCCATATCCACACAAGGCAAGAGCACGACCAATAGAACCTGTTTCTGCTTTCTCTCGATAATCGGCAAAGTGTTTCTCATGCTCTGTCTTATGTCCTTTTGCAATTAGCTTGCCTTCATCATTTAGGATTTCAGCAGCAAAAGTACAGTAGTCTGTGCCCGAAAGATCGGGCACAGGATATGTATTGATTGTCCAGTCTACATGGTCTTCTCTGAACCAAGCGATACGAGCTGCGACTGGTAAGTACTGCTTACCTTTTAAGTTAATAAAGTGATCACGTGGGCTAAACATTATTCTTCTCCTCTTTCTATGCGTTGAGATTTTGATAACCTCAGTGCGTCTGTGATATTCCACTCAATGCCACGACAAGATAACCATTCGTGTTCTTTGTGAATATCTTTGAGTGTTGTACCAATCATAGTGTAGTTGCAGATGTCCTCAGGATATATGCCAACAACATCTGTCATTGCAGTACGTAACCGATCTGGAACAGTATCGGCTAAGATAAAGTCTCGATCATGTACTATACGTTCAGTCTTGTTGCATTTGTAATACAGCCATATCGTATTCTCATTTGGATACAGGCTATATGTTGGCAACATTAGTGGAGTAATGATTGGTCTACTGTTATGGGAAAATGCTAGTAATCGTTCTCCATCAATTGACACGCACCTGAAACGTGTGAATACATCAGTAGGAGATACATCCGTAATAACATATTTTTGTCTATCCATTTCGTGCTTAGTTGCGTACTGCTCTGCATTCCAGAGTGATGTAAATGTCAGTAGATAAGTAAACTCACCGTTACGTGACATGTAACAGTCGAATAAATCTTTGTCATACCCATCAGGTTCTGATGCCATAACCAGAACATATAACTTTTCGTACGCCTCTGTAATCACATCACAGTCGTGATTATCTAATGTAAAATCCCAATCCATTAAGTTATCCAAGTCACTTTCTTCAGTTTTGAATCTAAGTTAAATAGGTCGTCTATTTTCATTACCGCGACGATTACATCGTCGAGGCTTCTACATATAGTAGTTAAATTATTGTCAGCTAACTCTTGTTGTTTTTCCCTTACAGCTCCTTTCTCTGTTTTGAGTTCAATGCCGAGGGCAGTCTTATGCCATTGCTTGTGATGTATGTATAGATCTGGCGCACCAAGCGTGTTGCCTTGCCATCCACGTGGATAAGACCATGACCCACATGAGTTGCATTTAATCTTGGCTCTTGTTTTGCCAACTTCTATAACTGTGTAACCACAAGATGTCAGCAAGGTCTTGACTTGCTGTTGTAATAAAGCCTCGGCATTTTTTCTCATAAGCGACTGTACACTAAATACATAACTATCCCAATAATGATGTTTGCAAGGACACCAAGACAACCAGCATATGGGTTGTTGTCAATGTATTCTTTGTACTTATCGTTGTAATCATAATCGTTTGACCTCATGATGTAAAAAATTCCAAACTTCCTTTATGTTTGTGATTTTTGTATCATCATCATAGTGGGTCAAGCCTTCTACCTTTATAGCCACATGAGCTGCAAGTGCAGTTGGCGCACGTAAGATTAACTGGAGAATCTGTGGGTACATCAGTGCGTTAGTCACTGATGTAGCTACATGAGGAGGTAGTGCATCGTATGTTTGATTTGCACTCCACTCATATTCATCTCCATATAATTTAAACTGTGCGTTCGCTGTTTGTTCATGTTGTACTCCTTGTTTAATAATTGACTTTGCTACTAATCGCTGCTTCCACATACCATTAATTAATTGAATGATATGTTTCTTGCCCCATGTTCCGTATGATGTTGGAGACATGAGAGCCATGACTGTAACCGTAGTTGAAGTTTGTTTTTGTATAGCAACTTGACACCACAATTGATAGATGATCTTGGCAGTAAATTGATTACTGACAGATACCCTGTATGAACCTGAAGTTATCAGGTAGCACACAGGGTAATGGTTATTCCGTTTACGTGTAGGCATTAAAACCTTGGTTGGATTTGACCTTTATGTCGTGAGACGCAGTAACCACATTTCCATGGTGGAGTCCAATTACCACTAAGGAATGCGTCAACTACTTCTGGAGCTGTACACTTTTGCATACTAGACCAGTCATGAGCTTTCTCGTTTGTCTGCGTCTTCCAGATAATATTCATGTACTTATCCCAGTACAAGTTGTCCATTGCTTCAATGTTATCTACTTGTTCTGCTGAGCCATCCCAATCTTTAGGTATTTTGAATGTAACTATCTTTAGCCTCCACTGAGGCCATGACAAAGTGATCGTTCCATTAAGTCCAATAAGGGGTTCTAATTTAGACCAACCTTCAGCGTGTTCGCTACCATCTTTCATTGCGTCAAGTAGCTTAATTAATTCTTGTAACATAACAACCTTTCAAATTTTAAAAGTAATACTTGTATTTTACCGCACGTGTTAGTCACACATGCATTCTTCTTCCCATCCACCACATGCTTCACATGGTGTATATCCCATTGCTTCTTTGTCGTCGTCAGTGAGGTCTGTGTCTTGACGGTATTCATCGTCAAAATAACCATCTTGCCTAGACATAGTGCCAGCAAAGCACATGCCCGGTTCTGAGTAGTGCATGACAAAGTTTAGCTTTGGATACTTGGCACTCATAGTAATGAACCATGCACCGGGCGGTCCCCATGCAGTGTCAAAGTTGTAACGTGCTTCGTTGTCTTCGCAGACTAACTCATCGCAATAGCAAGCATTCCACTTGGTGCCCCAATTTTTCATCGACCACGTGTACCAATTGTTGCCATCTTCTTCATCTGGCATTGGTACTGACCCATTGAAGTCAACGCAGTTGCGGTCATGCTTATCTTTATTTGTGTTTTCTGCCACCCATTTCTTTACGTCTTCTGGGTTGTCACCCGATACTGTTAATGTGTTATCGCACCAATTAGGCATTTTGTTACTCCTTATCCGTAAACTAACTCACCAAAACATAGTTCTTGTACTATGCAATCAATAATGTCGTAGTCAACACTAGACGGTTCTACAAACGTACGATCGCCGATTGACCAACTCTTGCGTAAATATTCCAATAAGTTTAAATCCGATATTGAATGTGTTTCGTATTCATCATCAATAATTTCTATTATCCAACTTGTGTCTGTATGCTCTACTACACGTACATTTTTTCTCCATTCACTGTATTGAAGCATGTCAATAATCATCTCAAACCACCACTCTGTGTTGATGGATTGAATAGTAAACGTCATGTGTTCAGGTGTGTAATCATCTACCATCTCTATTAATCTCCTCTATTGCTTGTGTAATACGGTCCCAGTTTGTACCAACATGAGCATCAAATGTGTCATGTAGTATTTCTACTACACCTGCCCATTTGTCCCAGTTATCCGCTGCAGCCTGTGCAAGTTCATCCCCGTGTTTGTATCTGTCATTATTGAGTTGCAATGCAAAGTCATATGGACCCCACGCTTCAACGTAAAACTGCGGGTATTTCTCCCGCAGCCATCGTAACTCATTCATAAAGTTGTTTTCGTCTTCGTCAATCTCATCTACTGTCAATGTGTTACCCATCCTTCTGGTTCTGTAAGTTTGCATGCATAACCAAGGTCATGTCCGCTAAATATGTCATTCCATTCGCTAAAGTCACTGTCTACAATAAACTCCCATAGTGCCTCATTGAATTCTTCTACTGTTTCAGCTAGGTATGTTTGATGTACAGCCTCACAGAACGCATCGATCTCATCAGAGTCAACACGGCATTTATCTTTGTCACACTCTTCTTGAATAAATCGCTTGACACCCTCGTCTGTGTACTTGACACGTACATCAGCAAAAATGCGCTTGGCAATATGGTAGGCAAAGTACACGCCGTTAGATGGCGAGTGACACTCGCCATCCTTTGTGTAGTGACCTTGTCCATCCCAGTGATCAGATGACCATTCGTCTTCTTCGCATATTGAATAAAACATGTTTATTTATCCTGTGTTTAATTAAACCCACAGCGCGGATGAGCCGTGGGCACGGATGACAATATCGCTATCGCCATCACAACGTAGAGATGCAGGGCAAGTATCGCATGTTGTATGCATGGGTAGCATATTGCGCATTGCTCGCATCTCGTTAATAAATGGGTCGCTTGGGCACTGCTTGCAACCACGAGCATAAGCAGTGTGACGTTTGTTAATGTAGCCATCATGTGGCCGGACAAGGAACGTACCCCAGCCAGCTTCCTTGGCTTCCCATCGATCGATATATGAGTCGCACGATGCTTGAAGCACACCACGGAACGGCTTGGCTATTGGCATACGCCATTGATGTGTATATCCAGTATGACCAAGCTCATAGCGTAACATGTCACCCCATATAGGGAATGGCACGGCAACTGGATCGCCGTATGTACCCATGCGGAGCTTTTTACCAGCAACTAACTGGATAGTAGCGGCAACAGTACTAGACACAATAGGTATATTGCCCTTCTGGAACGATTCCCAAACGGCTGATGTGCCCTTGCCTATATTGACATAGCAAGTACGGACATCCTTGACCTTGGCAGTACGAGTGTGTCGCTTGCGTCGCTTGCGGTGTGTGCAGTTACCACAGATACAACCATCAAGTAACTGATCAATTGCAACCTGTGGGTGTACATCACGCATGATGATGTATGACTGAATCATGTCGCCAGTCTTGATGTTCCAGTCTTCGTTGTTAGTCTCACAGTTAGAAATGATGCAAACGATACGAGACCGTCGATCTAGTTGACTGACACCATCATAGATGCAGTATGAGTTGTACTTAGGCTTCATGTGTTTGCCATTGCGTACGTTGGTGAAAAGGGCTGGATTTGCATCCAGCCCGAACTTAGCGAGGTATTGTTGTGCTGTCATTAGTTTCTCTCTCTCTCTTTATTTTCTGCTACATGATCTAAGTAGTTTGTAAGTGCGCTTTCTTCTGTCCAGTTAGCGTTATATGAATCGTCATCTTCTTGTTGTGTTTTAAGTATTTCCCTCCAATCCACATCACGTAATTCGCCGAGTAATACATCGGTAATGTAGATGTTATTGATTCCATCAATAAGGTCTTGGTACATTTCTTCAAAGTAAGCTTGGAGATCGGATGCTGTGCCACCTGCGTCTTGATACCAGTTCTCTACATCCTCGCTGTGATGTAGGTAAAACAACCACGTTGCATAATTTGTCCAGCCGTTATACTTTTCCATTGTTGTACTCTTTCTTCTGTTTCGTTGTGTATTGTTTTTTATTCGATACGCATGCGTAGTCGAAATCCCGTAATAATGGACAGCAGCCATAATTGACATACCATCATTTAATTTGCGTCGTATTTCTTCTGTTTGCTTAAGTGTAAGTTTGCGTAATGGCATTACTCGTAATGTGATCTTTCAGTTACTTGATTTTCACCGGGGAATTTCTCAATAAATACACGATACATGCTCGGTCCATCGTATCCATAATCATCAAGGTCTTCACCTCGTGCATCAGCACGTTCCATCATACGTAGGCAGTGTTCTCCATCTGCTATTTTTGCTTCATAATTTAATTGCGAACACCTTTCCTGTAGCTTCTCTTGTAATTTTTCTGCTGCATCACGATTACTACATCGAACATATTCTTTAAGTATATACAGGTTGCCCCACCAACCTCCTTCCTCTGGGCCACCATAATACGGTTCAATGTTATATAGAGACACAATGCATGCTTCAGCCTCTGTGGCATCTTCCATGATTTCATTCCATGCTTGAATCATTATGCTGTCGCTCATATTTTTACATCTTCCTTAGTCACTGGGTGTGCAAAGCCAACCATGCAATGACGCTCGCTATATACGCGGTATTGATTACCATCATATGACTGTTCAATACCTTGCCGTAAACGCAAGCAACCAATATCACTAAAGAGTCGATGCCTTACTTTCCTTGCGCTGGGTGGACTGTAAAACGTTTTGTAGTATCCTCGAACTAACTCATTCGGTGATGAATCACCATACGTTGACCAGTATGTAAACTTGTACGTCACTGGATTCTTTGTCATTTTGTTACCTTTATAGTGATAGTTACATTGTCATCTTCCCACTCAATGACATCGTCAGGGCATTCAAGACAATACTTAGCTGTCTTTTTCTCAGGTATCCATGCTTGCATAACACCCAAGAAATATTTCTTGTCCTGCTTGGAGCATGACGGCATGCGATAAAAGTGACGCGCCCAGCGTAACATGCCGGGCGCATTGAACATCTCAACGCTGACTAAACAAATCTTGTGTTCCATTATTCTTCATCCTCTATTAGTAGTGTGTAGTTATCGTTGTTCTTGACGTAGATGGCATCGATGATACGAGCTGCATAAAACACATCAACTCGTTGATCGTTCTCTGCTTCTAACTCATTAATGCATGGACCACCAGCCTCGTCTGTGCATGAACACGCATTGTGTCCATATTCACATCGTGGAAATGAGTAGTAAGGGCAATCACGATATACGTGATGCCGAATATATTCAGCTGTTCCTATTGTCATTGTGTTTTCTTTCTGTGTGTTGATTAATAATCCTTGTGGTTAGTCACTCCAAATATATATATCCCTCGTGATTTTTCTGTCGGCTTTAGTATTTCGGTTACTTGCTCGTTATGTTTATCCATTGCCTTATCGATGTATTCTGCAACTTGATGAAAGGTTAGATGACCTATAACTGAATCATCATCTATAGACCCATCTGGCTTGATCAAGGCACATTCAAATAGTTTGTCTTTATGACCATAACTAATGTCATCTTTGCAGATGATAGAAATGACAGCCCCATCATCAAGTTTAATCTTGCGTTCGTACCATGTTGATTTACTCATTGTGTTCTCTTTCTGTGCGTTGTCAGTGAGACGCACCCCTCACATGTTGACTATTCTGGATTAGAAACCCAGCTCAGTCGCTTGAATGCTTTTGCTGATGCCTCAAATGCAGGAGCTGCACTGGACACATACTTCCAGAAATCAAACGATATCTTTGGTAGCGGCATGTGCTCAATGACTTGATTGAAGTAACCAATTGCTTCGTCAATGCGAGCATCATAAGTTTCCTCCCTAAACGTGATGTCATAACGTTCTCGGAGAGTGACAGTGCTATTGCTCTTTTCTTTACTCGGCATTAGCTCCATAGTTACAGCAATGTATGCTTTAGGCACATCTCTCAGTTGCCATTCTTGCGTCTCTTCATTACGCTCTGCTACATCGATGCGCAGCTCGTATATCATAGACATCTCATGGCCATTAATACTGGTTTTAGTGTGAACTGATTCATAACCATAGTAATCATAAGAAGCCATGGTTCCTTGGTCACATTTGGCTGGCACGTCCTTGATTGTGCGGACAAGCCATGAGCATGGATGAGTGAGTGTGTTAGTTGTAGACATGATGTATGTTTCTTTCTATGCGTTGTCAGTGAGACGCACCCCTCACATGAAAATTAGATGGCGATCTTAGCTTCGGTAAAACTTTTGAGACTACACTCTTTTATTAGGTAGGTAATGATCTTGTCACAATCATCTTGTTCAAGATTCAATAACACCTCAGACATATCGAGTAATACCCAGTTAACTTCGTCTGATTTATCGTTAAATATTTCCCACATGTGGTCATAATGATCTTTAGTTATCAGGTTTTCTTCAAGTAGTTCTTCAAGAACTAAAGACCCCATTACTACATCCCAATCGCATTTCATTTTGTTAAAATATCCTTTCGTTTACTTGTTCTTATTTTCTTTTCTGAGTAAGACCACCACACCACCTTCCATGGTGTGTATTCATATGTGCCATACTTGCGTCGCAGTATGCGCACAAACTGAACATGTCCCGCCTCAATGAGCCATTGCTTGGCTGCATTGGTAGCGGTGTCGCCTGTTATATAACGGTAAGGGCGACTTACAGGGTCGCCCATCCAGTTATGTAGTTGAATCTCGTATTCGTAACTAGTCATGTGATGTATCTACCTCCTCCCATCCATTTGGTCTTGGCATTGGTGTTAATGCTTCAGCCCACTTTGTGTAAACCTCTGCTTCATCTTGTGTTACGTATTGGTTATGCCATGCATCAAAGCCATCTCTGGTACGTGCTTGATGTGGTACATGAGCGTCGATGAAGTCAAGGAGTTCAGCAAGGAATAACCTTGCGTCACGATCAAGGAATCGTTGAAACGATGGTGTAAGTAAGATTGCCTTCTCAAGTCCACCACCGGGATGGATATGAAGATAAGCAAATTTAAGGATGATGATTTTGTGATGATGAATAGGTGGCATTATAAACTCCTTAATCGGTTATATTCTTTAGCTTGATTTGTGTTGTAGTTCTGCATGAACTCAAGTAATACTTTTTGATTCTCACGCTCTAGTGGCACAGGTAAAGTAAAGTCCATGCCAACCATGGTGGATAGGAACTCCATATTGCTGACCCATTGGCAAATGGTGACCCAGATTTTGTCTTGTTCAGTCATTGTGTGTACTCTTTCTTATGCGTTGTTAGTGAGACGCATCCCTCACATTGTGTTAATTGATTACAACGATACCGTGTACTTCAGCTGCCTTGAGTTGATACACAGTCTCAACAAAATCGCTCATCCATTCACGCAGTTGCATGAATGTATATTCCATCTCAGTATTTTCATAGCTGTACGAGACGTTGACTTCATCGTAGTAACCAGTGGTAGATAATGACCACTGTCCATCATAGATGGTGATATAGATGCTAAATATAGCTGGTGACATGCGTTCATGTTGCATGTACAGTTTTGCCTCTAATGTTCCGTTGATAACGACGCGATGTTTAGTCCTACCATTCTCGCTGTTATGAAACTCAATGCCGGTGATTAGTTCACCGTCTCCTTGCTCATAAGTCTTGATTACTTTGCGAGCTAGTTCGCTGGCGCTGATGATTTGTTTATTCATAATTCACCCTCTTTGTCAATACGTTGTTGTGCAGTTTCGATAGTACTAAAAAACCATCCTATTAAAAATAGGATGGATAGTAATGCAATTAAAGAACACGCAATAATTGCAATCATTTTAATCTTCTCCGTCTGTCATATGCTGTCATTCTGTTGATAACGCTTCCTTCTCCACGTTCAATATGTGCAACGGGCACAACTTCTCCGTACGGGAGAAGATCTATAGGTAGTTCATCTATAGTCCCTTTCTTCCATGTACCACGACTAGTTTTAGTTAGTTGTTTATATTCAACTAACACTCGCATATCTTCTGGTCGTGTCATCCATTTGTTGTTAGGTGCGTCTAACGAAACAACCGTCCCGATTTTGTCGGGACGGCGTACGTTGCACACTTTGTCTCCAATGTGTAGCATTAGCCTTCTTGCTCCTTGATAAACTCAGCAACAACCTTGTTGTTGTGTGCTTGTTCAACATACTTACCAAGCTTGGTATAGATGTTGTGCACGACAGTGATATCGCGTTGTGAGATAACAGTGCCAAGCTTGATAAACAAGCGTTCTTTCATCTTGACGAGACGATATTCGTCTGCCAAGTATGAATTGAACGTGGACAACTGCACGTCAAGCAACTCAGCGATATACGAGCGGTCGAGCATGACCATGGCAATTTGCCAGAGTTGCTCCTCTGCCTGCGTAGGCTCGATGCTGATGATGCCAGTTCTCACGAGTGCCGCCTTCTGTGCGTCACTCAATGCTTCGATGCTGTCGATTGTCAACTTCAACTTACCCATGACTAAACTCCTTGTGTCAGATGCATTATAAGTATTACATTGATTATTATTCAATATAATGAGGGGGGTAATATCTGACCCCTCCCCCCTGTAAAAATTGGAGGGGTATAAAATTTAACCCCTCCCCTACGAGTGATTAGAGTATGGACTCTAACCATGAGTGATCACCGCATTCAGTATCGATTGCGGTGTCATCCATTGTGAAATACCATTGGAGCTTGTAGCCTTCTCCATGCATATGGAAGAGCAGCATCCAACGGTTACCGTTGTACATTGGGCATCGTTTGTTTGTGCACGTTGTTGGTTGTAACGTGTACCCACGAAACGATGCATCTGTGGCATTGCGGATGTAATGCCCAACGGTTTCTCTAAACTCGTCGATGTCGAGTTTGTGCATTCTCTTTGTTGCGACATCGATGTCCCATCCTTCGGGGCACATCTCGGCAATCTCAGCCGGTGTTGCTTGTAAGACCTTCTTCAAGGTCTGGAAAGTTTTCATATCCATGATTACTTGGTCACCTTTAATTGATTAAAAAGATTTCGTGTTTCATCCCGCTGTTGACGCTCGATGACTTTGAGTTTAGCCATCAATGAATCGATCTCATGTTGGTGTGCAGGTAGCACACGTCCATGTTGACTCCAATATCGAAACATCTCTCGGCTCAGCTCCGAGCAGCGAGCCTGAATCTCCAATGCTGTCATGTTAATTTCCGTGCCTTTCTCTTTTGCTCAAGGTTGAGCATGTATATTTCAACGTTCTTGTTACTGCGATTAGTGACGATTGATGGTTCGGAACTGTAATAGTTCCACGATGCGATGATCTCTGACTCGTTATCAAAGACCCGTATAAGGTAGTCTTCACCACCCATGGCCCACGTTCTCATATAGCCACGAGTTATGTGGGCAATGTCTTGCATGATTACTCGTGCAAGTCGGGGACTATAACAGTAGTAACTCACTTGGCTACTCCTGATACTGCGAGCAACATGAAAATGATTAACACGATGTGGCAAGCAAGAGCGATGTTGCTCCACAGTTTTTGTTCAGGTGTGAATTGATAGCGCATATTAAACTCCTTGTTAAATAAAAAAAGAGGAGGGCTTGCGCCCCCCTCACTAGTCGTACTTAAGAAACGATTTACGGAATGCTTCAACCGCAGCTTCGTTTGCTTTGATTTGGTCACGCTCTTTCTTGATGACCTCGAACCACTCGTCTCGCAGTTCTGACATCCGGTCGGTCACATCGTGACCCGTCATGTCGCACCGATCAAGACAATGTACGCGCAGGTGCCCAACAACGTGTAGCTCTTGCTTTGACCCGTACATGGTGTTGAACCACGTCTGTACAGACACATCGTATTGCCATCCGTCATGGTCGTAATCACATTGGATGTCGCTGTTATCGTCAAACAGCACACTGCCAAGTGTGAAGCACCGACTACCCATGGTGTACCAAGACAAGGCCTCGTCCCAATTCTGCTTTAGTGCGCACACCATAGCGCACTGAAAGTACATGCGAGCATCGGATGTTTCATAGTCATCTTTATATGGCTTGCCGTTAACGATGTTCCAAAAGTAAGTACGCTTATACAGCGTATCTAACAGCATACTCTTGATGTTCCCGACGATGGTTTTTTGTCCATCTTCGTTAACGATGTTTCCGATGAACAATACTCTGATGTCTTCCATGATTAAACTCCTTGAACCCAAACAAAAAATAAAAAAGAAAAGAGGAGGGCTTGCGCCCCCCCCCTCACTAGAACTTGCCCCGAATGGAGCGTGACCGGCGTCCGCTGTACATTGCCAGCAGGCGGTCATCTGGACTCGTCACGTGGACAACATAGTCCGACAAGTGCTCGCGTTCCAGATCGTGCAACATACTGTTGCTCACATCGTCGTCGTCTTCCACGCACATCATGGTGCAGTGGGCGGATACGGTAGGTGTCAACCGCACCCACTCGTTGCTGTTCAAGTCTCTAGACTTGCCGGTCATTCTCTTTGCTGCCATAGCAGTCTCCTCCTGTGCGTTCACGAGTCGCACCCCTCGTTGCAATCAACACCACTCAAGCGTGGTGTCGATGAACTCCTCAAGCGTCCCTCCC